AGGTAAAAAAATAAATATAGAAAACATTTTTTATGGGTTTTATAAAGCAGATATCGGTAATTTCTGCGTAAAAAGGATATGCGGAACTATCGGCTGCGTAAATCCAGCACATCTAAGGTCAAGATTCGAGCAACCGGCTATTTCAAAGACCGTTCGCTCTGGTTTTAATCGAAAAAACACTAAACTCAGCGACTTATCTGACTCAGATTGGCTTAAACAACCCTAAAATTACATCGCTGGTACTTGTAAGAATGGCCCTGTGCCAGTAACCTCCGGGGTACGATCAGTTTTCGCCATTTCCTGATCGTGGTAACTGAACCCCTGTGCCTGATATCAGGTGCCGGGGCAGCCCCTCATTTTTTAACAATCTTAAACATGTTGACCAAAGATTTACTTCAAATTTTGAGGAACATTGACGCAAGTTTGATGATCATTGCCAACTCTTCGTCTGGCGGGGTCACCACAGCGTTCGTAAACAAAAAAACAGTAGCTGCGCGTCTTGGTGTGCAACCTGTTGTCATAGATAAACTCGTTTACCAAGGTATTACATCAAAAGGGGAGTCCGGTCTGGTTGAGGGTAGGCATTACTGCAAATTAGACCCGGCGGAAACCAACATCTCAAATTTTCTTTTTGATTCAGCTAAAGTGCTAAGCGACGCATGGAATTCTTTCTCAGGGTATTGCAATGGGTAGTTTCAAGAACACTGCTTCTGGCTTAGCCAAGAAATTGTTTGGTAAGAGCGAGGTTCAAAATCGAATCGCGCTCAACACCGTGAAAATGATTATCGGTGATATTGTTACGCTCTACGATGAGTTTAAAAAAGCTGAGGGTAAAGGAGCCTTATTTTTTAATCCTTCTAACCCTGACTACAGTCAATACATGAGCGTCACTGATATCCAAACGGATATCGCACTGGCTGAGGAGATAATGGATGAAGATCTCGCAGCATTTTTACGTAAACTTCTTTCAGTAGTCGACAAGGAAGGCGATAACAATAAACCTATCGTTGTTATGGTCGATCAGAAAGGCATGAGTGTCCACCTAATTGATCTCGATGCCGCTGACGAACTTTTGAATAAAACCTCTGATGCCGCTAGCTCAGATTGATTTTGTTTCACCTCCGGAACTCATAGGTTTGACGACTTCCTTTTTCGGAGGTGAAATCGATCTCGATCCCGCATCAAGTGAACGAGCAAATACGCTTATAAATGCCAATAGATTTTTTACCCGAGAAACAGACGGACTTAGACAGAATTGGAAAGGTAAGTCTGTTTACCTCTATCCCCCACGCGATTTTCTAAATAATGACGAACAACCAAAAGATCCTTACATATTTAAAAAGAGAAAAAGATTTCATAGATCTGCTCAGCGAGTTTGGTTAGAAACTTGCCTGTCCAAATATAGAAAAAACGAGTTTGACGAAGCAATCGTATTTTTAACTTCTTCCGAAGTAGCTCTTTTGACTACTCAGAAAATAGGTTTAGACCTTCCTTTGTGTATCGCAAAAGAAAGACCTGAGCTGTTTATAGATGCTCCAGGTTTACCAAAACTTGGTAGAACAAGATGTTTTGGTTTTGTGTATTACTTTCCATCTTCCTTAAATACAGACAAGAGGATCGGAGATTTTATCGATCTTTATAGCTCATTTGGTCGAGTTTTTTGTTGAGAAACTCAACCGATGCAGGTGTGTTATCCGGCTCGACATTATCTCTAGTACCAAACCCTGGTCCCACGGGGGTTTCCGTCATCTTTCGAGTGTCGCGTGTGCGAGCTAGACGACGACTCCTATCTAATTCACTCTCAGACCAAACTTTTCCAGCAAACCGGATGTCGGGTCTAGAGCGAAATCTATAAGTATGTTTAGCAAAACCTGCCTCACCATGAAACCTAAGTTTCCTTTCGTGAGGAAGTTCCCTAATCTGATCAGACATTATATGTCATGTAGGGCTTGTATTTAGTTAGATCCATACTAACGGTCATGGGGTTCGTGGCTTGAGACATGAATTCCGGATTGAGGAGATTATTGAAATCTCGATCGTCGGCTATCGACTTGAATGCTGCTACGGGAACAGCGGTTGCTGCGGTTAAAAAGCGTTGGGATCCTTCGCTACTTAAAGATCCGATAGCCCTTCGGTAGTCATCAGCCGAAGAGGAGAGCGCAGACCGAAAACGTCCACCGGCTGCAGAACGTAAGAGATTGGGGTCGTAATTTTGCAGGGTGCTTTGACCCAGGGCTCGTTCAGCGGCCACACCTTGATTAAATTGATCAAGCGCCGATGTGCGGTACTCAGGAATTGAAATCCCTGAAATCTTTCCGAGGTCTGCGGTTGCCTGCTCACCCAAACCGCGATAGTACTCAGCGCGAGCTTGGATTTCTTCGGTTAACTTTTTGATATTTTCTATTTGATCGTTGATCGCTGTTTGGGTGACCCCACTTTGATAGCTGGTAGGAGTCAGGCCAACAGCCTGTCCAAGTTTGCCTCCGAGAAATCCGCCAAGCCCTGTGCCAAGACTGGTCGCGGCGGGTGTTAAAACTTTGCCCCAGTCAATTGGCGGAACGGACATTTTTAGCTCTAATCTTTCTTCATTCTAGTTTAGTAGATGTTTTAGACATCAATCGAACTCATCTAAGAAATTACCCGAAACCAAGAACGTTCCTGACCCGAGAAGAAAGCTGCCTTTCCTGGCCAACTGGAACTTGTGCCCCAGGAACGTCAAAGGCCACGCCGCGATAGTGGGCCGACCCGGCTGTGTGTTGTCCCACGGGGTTGATACCTTTAAGTTCCGTGGTTTTAATTCCAGCCTGGTTTAACTTTGCGGCAGCAACTCTTGCTTGCTCGACCGTAGGAAATTCCAAATGGTCGTGATAATTAGAACCACCGTGGTCGGACACAAAGTTTGGATGTTGAGGATCACCTGTGATGTATTGAACTACACTAAGTGAACCAGGCGATGTGGAGCTAGCCGTTGCTTGACCAAGCTCTCGTTGCTGGACAACCGAAAGTAAATCTGAAGCTAGTTTTGAGTAATCGTCTGAAGTAGAGGAACTTTCAAAAGCCTTCATAAGTCCCGCTGAGCGTAGTTCGTCAGCTTTCTCAAGAGCTTCGAGAGTCCCTTCTTGCTCTAATAAGTCTGCAGTTGCGTTTGAACTTATCAAAGTGGAGTAGGGATCAGAAGCTTGATTGCGATTACCTAAATATTTGAACAGAATACCGGCAATTTCAGACTTGAAGTCTCTTTGAGCCGGTGCTGCAGCTGGAGAACCAGGAGCTGCGGCGTTCCGAACCTCACCGCCATACACACTTTGAATCTGTTGAAGAGATTTTACAGGCTGACCGTAATAGCTTTTACCTGAAAGAGTCGGGAAGGACGCCCATTCAGGAGCAAGTGCGGCTGATACACGCGGACTTAAACCCTCCGTCTTTAAGACTGATAAACCTCCAAGAGGCATCAACCGATCTCTAGCTAAACCAAGAGCGGCTATATCTTGCTCGTAAGGACCAAAACTCGACAGCCCAAGCTTCGATGCCTGTTGATTCCATGTCCCAGGCATAAATTGGTATGCGCCAGCAGCTGCACTGTTGTAACCGCCAGCGGATATAACTCGATCTGGGTGCCTACTTAGATCTGAAAATGTGCCGCCACCAAACATGGTGCGGTACCCCTGAGGTCCAGAGGTCCCCTCAGCAAAACGGATAGCCTGAAGCAGACGTTGGCCTTCAGGAGTCGAACGAAACTGCTCGAGTATCTGCCGTTCGCTCATTGCTACGCGTACTTCGGTTACTTACTTATAGTTTAAACTCAATTAATCTTGGTCTTCAAGAACATCATCAAAAAGATCCATGTTAGTGTCCACAGCGATTCCTACTTCATTCATTACCGTCTTATAAGCTCTTTCGCGACAAACTAACTTAAAAACGGTCTCCCAAAGATACTGATCTCTTTCTTTATTCTTGAGTGAGTGAGCTTTGACTCGTATTCGTGTTAAAACGAATTCGTCTTCTAAAGTTAAGCCGCACGAGACGTTCTGAGCGTCATCGGACTTCCGGGAGCCCATAGTTAGAGAGCTGCATAATTAAAGTCTACCTCTAGCTGAAATTTTCGTCGGATTTACGGTTCACAGCTTTTATTAAGTAATCGGTTTACCAAGCCTTACAGCTCCAATATCCAGCTGTTAATTTACTCTTGGGCTCATCACAATTATGACGTGCTCTAAAGTTCTTGCGGCGTTCGGGGTCGTCACTTTTGTTTTCCATATTCGCATCTCCAAAACGAACTAACCGAACTTCACCATCTTCTTTAGCGGCCACAGCGAACTGTTTACCTCCCTGGATGTCTCTTTTTGGTTTGTTGTATGACTTAAAGACTTCTCCGGCAAGTCGAATCATGTTGGTCACGAGTCTCACCTTAATAGTAGCATCCGAATAATAAAGAAGTTGTGAGGTAGAAGAAGCTTGTGTTGCGCACACAAGAAACGTATGTAACATAGAGCCGTAACTCATTTCCCGCATATACAATGTCGGAAAGTAAGACTCTTCTTACTATCGCGGAAACGGCTGAACTTCTGAACTGCAGTTCTGGTTTTGTGCGGAAGCGCATCGCTTTGTCTGAAGCTAACCAACCCGGTGGCTGGCCTAAGTCCGTGTACGTGAATCTTCAGCCCAACGGCGCAAAGTCTCTTTATCGCGTAAACCGTAACGCTCTTGAAGAGTATCTTCGTAGTTCTTCTACAGTTAAAGTGGAAGAGGAAGTTCAACAGCTGAGCACCGCAGCTTGCCCTTTCTGATATGACTTACTCGGAAACTTTTGCTGATCGTCCGATTCCTGTAGTCGAACAGGTAGAGACAATCGTCACCGAAGTTCCCGAGATGGTGGCTAGGCCTACGGTTGAGGAGCTTTCTTCTCAGCTCGTGGGCCTTGCTTCGTATACAAACCAGTTGTACACCCAATCACATTTAATCCACTTAAACATTGAAGGTCCTATTTTCCTGCCTATCCACGAGTACTTAAAGGGTCAGTACGAACTCCACATCGAGCAGTTCGACGCTCTGTCGGAGTTCGTGCGGACCTTAGACTTTTTTATGCCGATGTGTGCTCGCGGTCTGCAGCAGGCGTACAAATCCTTTAAGCACGTCAAGTCCTACGAAATGCGGGACATGCTGACGACCTACCTGAACAACCTCGAGAAAGCTGGAATGATGGCTAAGGATATGCAAAAAGTCGCAAAAGAAGTAGACGCTCCTGACATCGAGAACTACCTAGCCGAATATGTCGGAGCGTCGTTCAAAGCGGCTTGGTTCCTAAAAGCCACGCTTCGGGGTTAGTTAGTAAACGCCCAACCGTCTAGTACCCGAACAAACAGACCGCTGGGCGTTGTACCAGAGCTTTGGATTTGGTAAACAAGGGAGCCGGAGAGGCTTGTGGCTACAGCGGGTAAACCGCTGATGACAATCGCACAGGTCTGAACAGCTCCTGAAGCCAAAATTGCTCCAGACGCAACGATTGCTCCGGATGCGACTATTGCCCCGGACGCGACTATTGCTCCAGACGCAATCGCAGAAGCGGAAGCAAAATTAGCTGTATTCGCAGTTGTGGCAGAACCCGCCGTGGTACTGCTGTCAGCAAAACCAGCACCAACCTTCTGCCACGCTCCTCCAGTCCAAACTTTTAAGTAATAATTCGGTCCGCTGCTATCCGTCCAAAGTTCCCCTACGGAGTTGCCAGCGAGACCTGCGGGAGTTGAGTTAGGCGCAGTCGTACCATAAGCCGAAGGCCCGATCTTACGGACATCTCCAGCCGAATCTTCAAAATAAAGGCCGGGATCTGCCCCGCCAAAACACATAGCAGGTTCACCTGCTTGCAGGATCGTACCGCTGGGACGGTCGGAAGAAATACCCGAACGCTTTAAAAGAAAGACAACAGGTGTTGATGTCATTAGTAAATACCCCCGTTAAGGGCATAGGAGGTTACAGGTCCCTGAGTTCCATTGGCGTACACGGAGCCGTCAAGGATGTTGACAGGGGAAAGGACGGGTGAGCCATAAGCATACGTTCCCCCATCGTATACATCAAGATTTTGAAGCTCAACAGGATCAAACGGATTATATTCATCAAACGTAAACATTTCGAATGATGTAGCTACAAGCGTATTTAACGAATCCAGATCGCCAGAGTTCAGGGTCTTACCCATCATGTTGTACATATCCGGCTGCATCATGCGGTTAGGCATTCCATTAATCTGGGGGCTGTAACGCTGCCACCAAACGAGGTCTTTTTCCCTCTTTAGGAAGTCAGTTTGTTTTTTCAAATCGATTTCGAATCGTTCCCGGTAGTACTCATTCATCGGCTCGTCGTTCGGCTGATGAAGAATCCACTGAGACGTTGATTCTTGCTGCCCATACTTCAGGTACATATCCCACATAGCGGCGTAGATGTGCTTACACCACTTGGGTTGGTAGTAGTAAAGATTTGGGTCTGAGTAAGTGTTGTTGTACTGGTACTCAGGGATGTTGTAAATCTGATTCAGATAAATAAAGCCAAACGTTCGTGTGTAGCCAGGATCATCGGGGCTTGGTAAAGGACGTACAGAAGCGTCTGGACCGGCGTCATACGTTGCAGGATCAACGTTCCAGATGCTTGAAGTGGGATAGCGGTTTTTAAGGTTTGAATTCCAAAGGTTGTACCCTTCACGATTCAAGAAGTCGGGGCACGTACACTGAGCTCTCATCTCAGTGGCAAAGTATTCGCCTACAGCTGGCGGACCACTGGCTGGAGCAGCCAAAGTATTTCGGTCAACAACTGACCAGCTATTTGCCTGAGCTACCGAGATAAAAAGGGTATTAAAAATTGGCGCGTAAGCTGGCGGAAGTGGGACGCCATCGAATCCCACGGCGGTGACTGTGTAATTGTTGTACCCGTAAGCTTTTTCAGAACCATCTGAATTAAACCTGTTAGAGACAACTTCTCCCGTGAAGAAGGATATGGGCGCTCCGAAACGGGTGTTCAGTTTGACTGCGTAGGTGGTGGAGTTATAAGCGGTTACGGACTCAATTGCGTAACCGAAACTCAAGAAGTTAAATGAGTCTCTAGGACGAACTCCAACCATCCACATCCGCATGTCGGAGCGGGTCGTGGGGTACATAAAACAAGCCCCAGGAAGGAAAACTCCCACCCCTGGAGTTCCGACTGGGTAGTACTTGAATGAATAATTCAGTCCGTCATAAGCTTGCTGCGAGTACATCGCAAGCTCGTAACCACGCCTCCAGCGGCACCAGAGCGACGCATAATCGTAATCACTTTGAAGAAATCTTTCCTTCGATTGCGTCGGCGGTCGGAAGCGCCTCTTGAAGGGTAAGACTTCAAGAAGCTCCTTAGGGTTGTCAGAGCCCCTTATGGTTTTTGGGGCTTTGAAACTATCAGTTTTGTTAAAAGACTTGAAACCAAAATCGTCTGGTCTCTTTGTCCGTCCCACGATTAATAGAAGCCGCCCTGCGCCCAGATCGTGATGCCGGAAGGACTAAGGCCACCGCTAACAGAGGTCGGGCCATTACCAATGTAACCCGCACACAAGATATAACCTTTTTCAAGGTAAAGACCTTCGCCTTTACCAATCTGAATAGGGGTCAGAAGGGCAGTGTCACCCACAGCGGGGACGGGGGCGTTAACAGCGAAGAGTTGAATCTGCTGAGGGTAACCGAAAGTTGCACCACTTAAACCAACCTCGACCCGACCGACCATCAGACCAGCTGAGGTGGAGGGAGCAGACTGGTTGGGGGCATACACATACAGACCAATATCACAGGTCCGAATACCAGAGTTGTCGGGATAATCTTCGTTGCTGACGATCGTAATATCTTCAACAAGAGCGGCGTCTTCAGAAGGAAGATCACCGACTCGGACTAGCTGGATTAAGTCAGTCAGATTAGGGTTCGTGGGATCACAGGTACCAGTGGAACTGGTGATCCGTGCGCCGCGAAGGAATGGGCGGTCAATCAGACAGGGCTGCTTATTAGTCGAAGTAGACGCCACAGTTTTCTCTTAATTGACCGGTCTTACTGTATGTTACCGTAAATTTCGCTAAGAGTATTAGCGAAGGAAACCAGAATAAATCGAGGTAGGACGTACCTGCAGTTTCGGGTTTAGCAAACGCTGGACATCGTATTTAAGGATATCAGGAAGAGCGCCAATAGCCCGTTGGTTGTCTCCGGCCATGCGGCCAGCTTCCGGAACATACCCGGAGAAAGGATTTCGACCATAAGGATCGGTACCGAGGCCTCCAGATATGCCTCGAGTTAATCCTTCATACAGGCCTTGTTTCAGAGCGTCCCAGATAGAAGGTTGCTGGAAGTTACTTTTAAAGTTGTATGGTGTTGGATTTCCCCAGGAGGGGTTAGTGAAAGTGGGGTCCCCACCCCAATACGAAGAGTCGGGAACAACCTTCGGAGAAACGCTAGAAGGATACTGGTCGTACCCTGGGATATCTTGGTAAGGCATCAGTTGTAGGGATTAATTAAGGGGTACCCGTACATGTTGTAGCCGGGGTTGCCGGTCCCAACTGGATAAGGACCGGGGTTACCGATCTGAACAGGCATGCGGGGAGTAGTTGCTTGTTGAAGGTCTCGGGCACCAGCATTAGCCATAGCGTCCGTTACTGCGACCTGCCCAGCCATATCGACATTGCCTGCAAGAGTCCGGCCAGCGTCTGAACCGATCTCAGCGGTGGGTGCGCCAATCTGCTGAGCTTGAGGCATTTGCTGGCTAGGCAGTTTGCCCTTCATTTTCTGAGTCAGTTCGTAAGCCAACTCAGGGTTTTTACTAGCCCACGCTGCCATATCAGCTTGAGCGTAGCGCTCCCCAAGGGCTGCAAAATCTGCAAGAATCTGAGCCTTAGTGGTGGGGTGCTGAGCGTACGCCTCGCGTTGCTGGTAATAACGAGCCAAATCAGCTTGTTGTTTGGTCAAACCGGAGGGTCGCTGAATATTCTGCATCGCTTCGTTGAGGGCTTCGTCACGAGCACGACCTCGAGAAGTGACAATCGGGATCGAACCAGCTCCAATCGTGACGGCTCCTTGATTCAGTCCAGCAGCCGCCCCAGGGCCGGGGAAGTTTTCTCCGACATAGCGACCGGAACGATCTGCGTCGACATCAGGCTCCCGATCAAAAGCTCCTTCAATAGCGCTCCGTCGATCGGCAGGAACAAAATCGGGTTGACCCTGTCGAGAAGCGAGGCCTACCCCGCCCAGACCTGCCAACGCGCTCAGCGCAGCGATTTTTTTGAGGTCAAGAGTACGGAGACCGCCTGCAGCGTTCTGGATCTCACGAACGTCGACATCGATGATGGGTTCGCCTTGGTATGCTCGTCCAGCATCACCCATATCCTTTGTCATGGCACCCCTCTGATATTGGGTGATGCGTCCGCCGGGGGTGCCTTCCATGACAGCTCCTCCAGGACCACGAGGGATCATGCCTCCGGGAGTACGAGGAGCTAAAGCCTGACCTCGTTGCAGATCTTGAAGAATCAAGGTGCCGCGCTCTGAGACAAGATCGTCAACAGTTACGGGCTTGCCGTAATAGGTCGAAGCACGTTGTGCTAACTCATCGATTGCGCGATAAGTGCCAGGATCATTAGCGTACAGATCCTGGGCAGTTCGCGAAACGGGTCCCTGCATAGGGGTTGTCTTGAACGCAGGCTCAGGAGCGCTGAAGACGCTCATTTGCGTCTGCCCTTGGACAGGCACAGAGCGACGTGGGACGGCAGGAACGTCCATGATGCTTGGACGATTCTGCACCGCCAACCGAGCATCGATATCCGCAGGGTCAATTTTTGGCCCGTAGGGAGAGACAAATCTGCCGCTCTCTCGAGATGTTAAGGGAAGACGGAGTTGAGTGGACTCGACAGCTCGAGTAGGGATCGGTCTTGCGGCGGGAGGCCTGACTTGCCGAGCTGCGGGTTGAGTGAGACCACCTTGCTGGCCAACTCTTCGAATTATGGCTTCGCCTGCATCACCCAGACCCATTAAAAACTGAGGACCGTAAGTAGTTACAGCCTGACGAATAGACTCAAGGTCCTTAAAAAACCCTTGCTTCCCAGCCATTACAAATGGATCTAGTTCCTAGAACTACTATAGCTTTTATCGCCAATTTGCGTTAAACCATAACCTATCTGCCCTGGAAGTATCAGGAGGTCCAGGTATAGCTTGGATAAACTCTCCGCCGCTCCTTTCAAAGCGGTACCGAGCTGCCACGGGGTCTCGATAGTTAGGAATATAAAGCATGTGGGCAAGACGATCGCACTCATATAAGTAGTTCTCCCGCCAGATTTTCGCGGTCTCGCGTTTGTCTTGAATGTTGATGGAGCGACTCACGTCACCTTGAATCAGCTCCTGACGACTCGTGGCGCGACCGGTTGCAAGTTCAGTTAAACGCTCAGCTTCTTCACAACGCTCAATTTGCTGAACGATTTTGTCGTAGTAAAACTCGCTGGGGACGCTGTTGCAAGCTTCCATCAAACGGGCATAATCGCCCGCAGGAACTGTAGCGATGTTATAGCCGAGGTGATATGCTACGCGACTGAAGTTAAAATCATCTAATCTGTAACCAAAAACCTGCGCAGGGTTTCTGGATAACTGATTTATCGCAGCATATACAACCTCACGTTTAGTGGCGTCAGTAGTATCCGGTTGGAATACAACTCCCTGTTGAGCCAGATAACTTTGAATCTGCTCAAGTTCTTGTGGAGATAACTGCGCCACGATCTAACTACAAGCGATAAACGTATTCTATCGCTTTATTTAATCGTTAAAAATTCGTCTCACTCGACATAAACAGTGTCGCCTTCCAAAACAGAATCCCAATCCACACGGGTGATGGACCGCAGCTGATCCAGTTTGGTGAAGCGCTCGCCGGGCATCGACTGCTGAAGTTCCTTGATCTCAGTGGCAGTTTTAAGTCCAACGCCTTTCAGAACCTGAGTCAGCAGCTGGGGAGTTGCCGAGTTGATGTTGACTCGGTTGTAAGCAGGTACCTCTGGCTTAACAATCTGACGCCCACGGCGCTGCTTAACGGGTTTTTCCCCCTCATCTTCCTCTTTAAGGATCTCAGCGATTTGATTCTTGTGAGCAAAAAAGACTTTCCCTGTAGTCAGGGACCGAACCATTTTGTACTCACCCTCGTCGTGCTCGCTAAGAATTTCGATTTTGACTCCATTAGGAGTGTAAGTAAATTCTTTCGACTGGGTGACCGTCATCATGTGAACAGAATCTGGGATAAGTTTACATTAAACTGTCAATAGAGCACGTTATTAAAATGCCGATTCCTAGGTTCGCTGGTCAGATCCTTCGAGCGCTGCCTTTCCTAGGTGATATCTACAACACATCTTTAGAGTATCGCGACCAACGAGAAGCTGGCTTTAGTGCTCCTAAAGCTTTAGCTCGTTCTATTCCTGTCGGTGTTACAGGAATGGTCACCAACGTCGTGGATCCCTTCGGAGTAACCAACGTAGGGCCTGAAGTTCTCCGAGCGATAGCAGCGAGGGAACGCAAAGTCAACCCCGAGAACAAACCCAGCAAAACTTGGGGAGCTCCAATCACACGAGGCACCGACCCAAGAGTCTTAAGCGGGATGGCTCCGTCTATTGCAATGGGGCAGTTCTGGCAAGATCCGGCAGCACTCGAAGCTGCAGCCCGAGTGGCGGACTACATCAATAGCGAAGCTCACGCACGCTCAATTGTCGATCGCGTTGACCCACAGACCAGTGACACGAGTTACTCTTTGGACGTAAACAAAAGGTTTGAGCAGCTGCGCCAGCGGTTGGGTCAACAATAACTATGGTTTCTTTCGCCTCTTCCGAGCCTTCCGAAAACGATTCAGAAGTTTCTGAACTGACTCCCGAAGAGGAACAGCTTCTTCAGCAAGCTCTCGAAACACTGAAAACCTATATAGAGACTGAAACCTATATAGAAACTGACCCCTTTACAGAGATCGAAACCGAGTAGTTCTTCCAAGAAAAAACCCCCTCCGAAGAGGGGGTCGCCGTGGTTTCGCTGTGTCAGTGTATCACTGAGGGACAGTGCTGGTGTAGATGCTGGACTCAACCACACCGCCGGGCTGCAGAGCCAGGTCGCTACGCTCGGGGGGCTGATCGGGAACCAACCAGCACACTTCGCAGATAGCGAGGGCTTTGTCCTTGCCGTTGAGCTTGCCGTTGGTGGCACGAGCGTCGTACACACCGGAGGCTTGAGCCAGACCGGAAGCAGCAACACCGCCGAGGTTGCCGACAGTCCACAGTTTGTAAGTGGTGTCTGCCTTAACGGCGTGCATGTTCGCAGAGTTCCAGGCGTTGCTGGAGCTGAACGAACCGTTCTCAATGCGGCTGTTCGAACCAACCACGGTGGCGAAGAAGCCACTGGGGGTAGGAGCAGAGGTCAGACCAACGCCCAGGGCGGGGCCAAGACCCAGGGTGGGAGTTGCGGAAGCGCCGCCCACACCGCTCGACACCACATCGCCACCGTCCAGACGGATAGAAGCGCGGTACACATAAGCGCCGGAAGGCACAGTGATACCGTTGGTGATGTCTGCCCGAACATCCTTGTGGTAGTCGGGAGAAGGAATAATGACGCTGCCGTTAACGAAAGCGGCGTTAGCGCCATTCAGACCAGACGAATACGCTTGAGCGTAGTAGTCGAGCTGGTTGGTGGTGCCAGCGGCCTGGTAGGACAGGTCAACGTAGCCAACGGCTTGTTGAGCGATCCAACCGGGACGGAAGACCACGCCAACGGGACCGCCAACAGGTTGGTTGGCGAGAGTCTCGCTGGTGCCGTTCTCATTCAGATAAGTAACGGACTTTTCTTCGTGCCAGTAACGAAGAACATTCGTGTAGTTACCAGGATAGATCTTGGCAACTGAGAGCTGGTTAGGATTAATAGCCATCGTTAGTTACCTCCTCAGGCGTTAAAGGAGTAAGCGATGGTGGCGAAATCAGCATTCAGGAGTTCGAAACCTGCGTACAGGCTCCAAATCATCATGATGAAACGGCTGAAGTCGTCATTGTTGTTGAGCAGGACTTGGGCGTTGTTACCGCCAATACCCACACCAACAGACTGGGGTCCGAAGAACATACCGATGGCGGTCTCGTAAGAAGACGCGGAACCACCGATGGTCGCGGACGCATTTTGAGAAGGCATGTTCGTGGATTCGAAGAAGCGAACGCCCTCGAACACGAAACCGGTCGGCATGATCGGCTCGCCAGCCACGAAGGTGGCTTGACCAAAGCCCTGACCCATGTAGATGGCAGCGTTGGGCTGCATCGCGGACATGAGGGGGTTGATCTGACCGTTGCCGGGATAACGAGCAACTTCACGGAAGTCGCTGTTCTGACGCAGGTGCATCAGGAAGGTCGGATCGCAAACGCAGCGATAGAAACCGTCCTGGTAGGTAGGAACGTTACGCTTGCGCAGGCTCTTGACCACGCGCAGCAGGTCGTCCTTAACGTCGAACTTAGCTTGTTCAGCGTTCGCGTAGGTCAGACTACCGACGGCGAGATCGCCGGGGTAGTAGTAACCACCTTGGCTATCGGAGGCTTGACCTTTAGAGACAGCTTTCAGGAGTTCGTTGATGAACACCCGATCGCGCCAACGACGATAGTCGTCGAGCAGGGTCAGAGAACCGATGGACTGGTGGAAAGCAGTCAGGTTGCCGGTGTCCAGCAGAAGACGCTGCGCGGTGATCAGTGTCTCGCGAGCAATCTTGAAGGTGCTGGGCTGAGTGGGGTCACTCGGATCGGCAGGACCGGTGTACTCGCGAAGAGTCACGAGCACTTTGTCCTTGACGATGTTCCGGCTATTAGCAGTACCAATGGTCTGCTCAGCGGTGCGCTCCCGAGACTCTTTCGAGCCGGGATTGCCCCAGAAACGGTAACGATCGAGCTGAACGGTCTGACCGGGTTGTTTCGAGAAATCGTGAACAACGACCGGCTCAGCGGCCATCTCTACGACGTACGCAGGATGGGGACGGTATAATTCCGCACCGAGCAGCTTCGGAAAATCATTGTCGACGAACAAAGCGTCAACTCCCGAAGAACTACTTACTAAATATAACTACTTGAAAGCCTGACAACACAGTGACTGTCGCGTTTTTAGCGTTAATTAGTTTTTTGATTACTTGAGTTAACTGTAGGACTGTAGGTACGCACAATTGAACGAACACCCTCCGGAAGTTGATGGTAGATAGAAGCAAAGTTAGAGACGTAATTACCTGCTCTACCTCTATACACGTACCTCAAATCAGTAGACATCAGACCAGGAGTTTCACTTCTTGAAACCTCCGTAAATGTTTGACAGTAAACAGGAGGATGGTAAACCCACGAGGCTCTGCTTCCGGAAGTGTCGTTCGTTGGATTTGTTAAAAGCGTCGTGGCATAACGCTGCTGTAGAGACTGACCTCCCGTGTGCCCTTGAGCGGCTGTATTTCCTTCCGGAGTGTTATATGGGTTGTAAGCCTGGTTGTCCGGCGCAGTTCCACCAAAATACGTGTACTTGCCCGTGCCTCTTACACCCCACTCGGGTCCGTAAGAAGTCTGAACTTTTGCATTGGCTATCGTGCTGAACCCAAGAGGTCTATAACCTTCGTAAGCACTTAAAAAAGTACCGCTTGGTTGATAGTCAACGTGTTGGTAATCAGTCCAATAACCAGAAACAGCGGCTGGTACTGCCCGCCACGCGTCGGTGCTGTATATACCACTATTAGGGGGGCCAGGAACAACTACACCGTAATCCGCCCCGAGATCTACAATTCCAGAGCTTACAACTTGATACGCTTCCCTATTAGGACCGCTCTGTATCCGATGTGGTCCCGAATCGTATCTGTAATTAGAAAGAGGGGTATAGACCACATTTGTGGATCAGCTATACCCATTATAAGTTTTTAAAAATTCTCAGCTTGCTGGTTGGGAATCAGCAGGCTGCGATTGGTTACCCAGGGTTTGAATGTCAGCACTGATGTTGGCCATGTCTTGAACGTACATAGCTTTGAGTGCTTCCAGCTCCTTTTTCAGGGTATCCACCTCTGAAGAAGCAGAGGGAATACGCTTACGACCAATTGGATTAGGCATTGAATTAAGAGCTCTTAGATTCAGTGTACTTCTTAGCCTTCTTTTTCGCTTTCACCCTCTCAGGAAGATTACCGTGAGTTTCGTTTTCGTACTCACGAACTTTATCCTCAGAGATTTCACCGCGCTCTGCCATCGCGTAAAACTTACGACGCTGAGCTTCGCTGCTAAAAGGCATAGCAAGAGTCTCTTTAGTTTTTAGTTTAAATAAAAAACCCTCCCGAAGGAGGGTTCAACTTGCACAATGGTAGTCTCGGCAGATCAGCCAGCATCCATAAAGAGAAGCTTGCTACGGATTGCTTCAGGAGACATCTGAGACAGATAACGCCAAGCCTGATCAGGAGACTGATTCATGGTCTGGCTGAAGCCTTGCCACTGGGTGTCAGGATCAGCGGGACGAGAAGCAGAGCTAGAAGCTGCGGGGACAGCAGGCATCTGATCGTACTGAGGCTGATACTGCGTGGGAGGCTGGGAAGGAGCTTCGATGTCCACGGGGTAGACTTCGGTGAAGAAGCGGTTGGTGTAATCAGCCAGGTGATCGGGATCCGTAAGGATCGTTTCCATGGCCTGAGAACGGGCACCGATTGCGTTCAGAGCTTGATCCTGCTGGATCAGAGCATCTTCCAGCGTGGTGGCGTACTGATTGAGAACCGCAGGAGCTTCGATACCGAAGTGGTTAACTACGGCTGCGCTTGCCTCGCTTAGAACCGGAGTTTGGTTTTGGGCTTGCGGTTGTTGCGCCGTAGAAGTCGGATAAGAAGTCTGGGTTGTATATCCGTTGTTGGATAAGGTCAGCGGATCCGAGGCGGCCTGGGTTTGCCAAGGCTGGGCCTGTAAATTCTGACTGAGCTGTTGAGTATCCAGCGCCGCCGTTTGGTACTGCGGATACTGTGCTGCCTGGCTGGGGGACGGAGAGATACGGGAGACCACCCGCTCCAAGCTGCTCATCGCCGCTTCCCACGGGTTCGACGGGGAGGACGTTGACGGATACTGGTTGGACTGGCTGCTGGTAGAAGGGGCCGAAGGGGGTGTTACCGGCGACGGCGCTTGGGCTGTAGTTGCCGAAGGCACCCCCTGGGTAGAGGCCACCCACTGCGGGTAGGCGGTTGAGCCCTGGTCCGAGGGCGCCGCCTGAGGGGCCGCTACCGCCGGGGAGACCGGGCTCGGGGTCGAAGCTGGGATCTGCTGGCTCATAGCTGCCCGAGTAAGTCAGTTCTTGCGCAAGGTGGTCAAACGTCCTGTATAACAGGGGCGTTAGGTTTAGACGCGGGTCTGCCCCGAGAGGCTGATCCGGTGATAAAGGATGTGGCGTTTGCAACATCTGAGTTAATAATACTAAAAATTGTGAGAATGCGCTCTGTGTTTGTTGAACCATTCGGAAAGGGAACCCCTTCAACATCTCAGAACGTTCTGCGTCTGTCTTATCAGGGAAAAGATATTTAAGAGCCTCAACGCTGTCCACGCCTAGCTCTTGCAGGTTACGAACGACGATAGATTTCTGGTTAATGTCATACGCCGTATCCTCATAAACATCACCCTGGAAGCGATAAGAAACTTCGCGAGCTCCGTCAGGCGGAAGGCCAAAGACACCCGGTGGCAGCTGGTTGCTGTTCAGTGCATCTTGAATGGCGAGATCGACAGTCGACTCGAACTTGTTAAGAGCTTGCGAATACTCTTTCTCAGTTTCGAGTGTCTTCTCTTCAGGTGATTTAGGAGCTTTTAAACCAGTGACGGCAACAAAACTCTCTCGGAAGACCTGCTCTTGATGATAAATAATCATCTCGAGCAACTTACAGAAGCCGTAAGTGAGGAAACTCTTGTTCTTACGGAGTGCAGTCGCTTGTGCGCGACCCATCAAGCTCTTAATTTCCGTCGCGGTGGCACCTGCCGAGACAGAAAGTTCATCAACACCGCCTAAAGCAGTCCGAATCTCCTCACGCAGTAACAATGCGTAACGATTCATGTCCCCGTTGATCGGGTCGGGAGACATGTAGCCCACACGGTCGCTCGGTTCGACGTTTGCGATTACACGAGGGACTCGGAGACCGCCAAGAGACGAATTTGCGCCAAAAGGCTCCGAAACACGGGTTGAAGGAGTGTCTCGACCGCCAAAACCGCTTTGACTGCTGATCGTGGGGCGGAAAGTCCGATCAGCATCTGCTGCTTCGACCAGATCAGACCGGGGACGAGAGCTGATAAGCGTCGGATTGCCAAAAAATTCAATATTTTTGGCGATATTACGCATCATTTCGTCATGAAGCACAATTTGCTCCATGAAGGGGTCGAATTCACCCTCCCCTTCGGTGCCACTGGCATTGGGTTTATTTAAAACCTCAACTGCAGGTATAAAACCAAGCGTGTTTGGCTTAGCACTCTTCGGAGAAATGATCGCTCCGGGCTCTAACTCGAAGCTGAGCTCTGTATTCGCCTCATATTCAGAGATTGTGTCTTCAGTAATAGAGATTCGAACGTATCTTTTGTTTAAACCGTACGAATCGGACGGCAGGCCTAGCGTCGAGTTACGTACGTTGTAGCTGTAAATGATTACGACTTCATTTATATTCCCATTTACGTCATGAAAAACACGGTATTGATCCTTCGGGAAGAAATAAATCTGATATTTAAGCTTGGGGTCGGGGCGGAAGTAAAAAAGACCGCATCCGTCAACTAAAAAGTTCCTAATAATCGACGGAAATCGGATGTCGATTTTATTTAGTTCTAAAAGACTGTTTATAAACTTGGCTCGGGAACGGAAAGTATCCTGCTCACAGTAAAAAAACAGTCCTTTCTTGATCATCAACAGCGTCATTTGCTGAAGATGACTCAAAACGACCATCGTGGCCGCCTGTTTCCCTTTGGTCTGGTTCCGGGCGGCCTCTACGATTTCATTGAAGCGTTGCTTAACGCCGAGTGTGTCCGCCATTAGTACCCCAATTTATTAAAAAGAATCAGCGCTTAGCTTCTTTTTCAGCTTCACGCTTGGACTTTGCCTTCTTAGCTTTGCGGAGAGCTTCACCCCGTTTCTTCATTTTACCTCCCTCCTCTCCGCTCTCACCCTTCTTTTCAAAATGCTTACGAAGAGCCTCAGGCATTTTGTCAGACATGGTTAGGAAGGAGGTACTTCTTTACTCTCTCTAGTTTAAACACCTCTTCGGGTAATAGGTCATGAGGGTACGCGGTCAAAATGTGGTCACAACGACCTAAAGGATCAGTACCCCCAGCGGACGCCTTATAAGAATCCAGGAAATCAAGCATTTCCTGGCTATCAGCGGGAGCGTGTGCGTTAGGAATAACGTCGTAACAATGGGAGAAGGAAGTCAGCTTGCGCTTCATTCGAGCAGCATCACCCATCCAGGAAAAGTGCCACCCGGCATCACAGTCTCCGTGAACGAGACCATTGTCCTTCATGCGAATCTGGGACGGTGTTTCGACGAGGTGCTCGAATAAAACGACCGTTCCGCACGTCCAATTTGTCGGGGGCTTACTTGGATCGCCGTTCGGATCCATCACGCGGAGATCCCCTCGCCCGTAAAACATAGGCATCGAGAGGCGGACGCACCGATCCGGGTTATCTTCGGCTAGCTCAATTGCTTCAAGCAGAGCCGAAGGTTTAGGGATCTCATCTACATCACTAAAGAAAAACACTGAATCAGGAGGACACATACGCATACCAACCCCAAGGGCGTCACGCTGGGCGTATTCCCGAACCCATGGATTTGGGTGAGTTTCCGGGGTGGGCAGCTCACAGTGAAGAACCTGAATTCGGTCCTCAGGCAGACCTAATTTTCTAATCGTCTCCACGCAGGAAAACGACTTCTTATCACCCTTAAACGTCCTGTCTGCGTCAGTGATTATGAAACCGTCTACAACATCCTTAAGCATCTCGACTCGAAGCTCTAAAAGCTCCGCTTCGTCGAAATACATAAAACAATCAAAAAGCATGTCAGCCTATGAAGCTGACAGCATACTAACTCCCCTGGAAGATACCGCCACCGGCAAGCAGCCTTAAAGAGCCGTTACTTTCTCGTTTTTTAGCTTTAGCTCGATTTAGCAGGTCCTCTTTGATATCCAAAGGGATGGTTCCAGTGTGGTTCTCGCCGTCATCCTCCACCCCGTAAAAGCCGTATTGAGGAGGGACCGGACCTTGAGACGCCAGTTGGTCGAACTGCGAACTATATTGATCCGAAGCCATATCAGACTGCTGCGCCATCGTCTGTGCGCGAGCAGCTCGCTCCTGTGCGTTGAGAGCGTTAGTGAAATAATTTGAATTTCTAGCGAAATAATCC